ACCTCTCGGACATACCGCATTACAAATTCCAGTACCAGGAGCTCCAAGTGCTTCTTTTGTACACACACAGGCTAATGTTAATGGTGATTTTGATTCTAATATATACTATGGATTCGATTTTAATGTATCGAAACGACCAGATAATGCAGAACTCTTATCACCAATCTATAATGCAGCAGCTACTACAAATAATGTAACTATGTCTATTGAGAATATGACTGGACATAATGATGCTAGTCAATTAAGTAGCACATATGCAAGTGGTTCACAAAGACTTACTTTGTCAAATTCAGCAATTGGACAGAGAAAATATGTTGTTCCTTTCCAATGGGGATTTGATGGTGATAATCCTGGTAAACCAAAACTTACAGGTAATGATATTACTGCAGCAAATACTATGGGATTTGATTGTTCAAGTGCAACAACAAGTGGTTCAATAGCATATAAAAGAGCTATTAACGCTATTAGTAACGCTGATGAATTTGATATTAATTTGTTGGTAACACCTGGTATTATTCATAGATTACATCCAAAAGTAACAAATCATGCTATTCTTAAAATAGAAGCAAGAGCAGATGCTTTTTATATTTTGGATGCAGCAGCATATGGTGATACTATTGCTACTACAATAAGTACTGTAAGTGCATTAGATACTAATTACGCAGGAACATATTATCCCTGGGTTAAGATAGTAGATTCTGATACTAACAGACCAGTTTGGGTCCCACCATCAGTTGTATTGCCTGGTGTAATAGCATATACAGATCAAGTTGCACACGAATGGTTCGCACCAGCTGGTTTGAATCGTGGTGGTTTAACAACTGTATTAGAAGCAAAAACCAGATTAACTCATGCTGAAAGAGATGAATTATATGAAGATAGAGTTAATCCAATCGCTTCATTCCCAGGTCAAGGTGTTGTAGTTTTCGGACAGAAAACATTACAATCCAAACCATCAGCATTAGATAGAATCAATGTTCGTAGATTGTTAATTGCATTAAAGAAATTTATTGCAAGTTCTTCAAGATACTTAGTATTTGAACAGAATACAACATCAACGAGGAATCGTTTCTTGAATATTGTTAATCCTTACCTTGAAAGTGTACAGGCCAATAGTGGTTTAAGTGCATTTAAAGTAGTAATGGATGAAACTAATAATACTGCAGATGTTGTGGATAGAAATAGAATGGTAGGACAAATCTTTATTCAACCAACAAGAACTGCAGAGTTCATTGTGTTGGATTTCGTTGTTCAACCTACAGGGGCAGCATTCCCAGAATAAGTTTGACTTATAACATAACGCTAACGTATAATGAAAAGCCCCAATTTTTATTGGGGTTTTTCTTTTTGTATAAAACTTCTATAAAACTAATAAAAACTATATAATATTGATATTACTTATTTTTTAAGTTTATGATATTTATATTAGAAGATATAAAATGCTTTTAAATGGAGACAAATAATGCCTGATATTCTCGATACCAATGAACTGTTTTTTACACCATTTGAGCCGAAGCTTAAAAATCGGTATATTATGTATATCGAAGGTGTCCCTGCATACTTGGTTAGAACCGCTGGACGTCCTCAGATTCAGTTTGAGGAATTAACTTTAGATCATATTAATGTTAAAAGACATTTAAAAGGAAAAGCCACTTGGCAAACTATTGATGTTATGTTGTATGACCCTATTGTTCCAAGTGGTGCACAAGCAGTAATGGAATGGGTTCGTTTAGGACACGAATCTGTAACGGGTAGAGATGGATATGCAGATTTTTATAAAAAGGATATTACATTTAATATGTTAGGTCCAGTTGGTGATATAGTTGAAGAGTGGACACTAAAGGGTTCTTTCATACAAGCAGCAAATTTTGGTGAAGTATCTTGGGAATCAAGTGAACCAGCAGATATCACCGTAACAATACAATATGATTACGCAATCTTACAATTCTAATCAAAACGGAGATTAAAAATGAGTGAATGGATAGCAGCAAATTGGGAATATGTTTTAGTAGCAGTTTATGCTTTAGAAAAAATTGTGAAACTTACCCCGACGAAATATGATGATATCGTTTTTGATATGATTCTTAAACCAATCAAAGAGAAATTCGCACCGAAAAAATAAATTATCATTTCAAAAATTATTAATATAGTTATAATAAACAGGTTTTAAATCTAAATGAAAATAATCAGAGGAATCACGCATGGCAAAAACTAACTTTCCGACGGAAGAAGTTAATCTTCCGTCTAAGGGATATTTTTATCCCAAAGACAATCCACTTTCATCAGGTAAAGTGGAAATGAAATATATGACCGCACGAGAAGAAGATATTCTTACTTCACCCAACTTATTGAGGAAGGGAACTGCAGTTGATAAACTTTTAGAAGCATTAATTACAGATAAAAAAGTAAAAATAGCTGATATGATGCTTGGTGATAAAAATGCTTTATTGATAGCAGCAAGAATACTTGCTTATGGTAAAGAATATAAGTATCAAGTTCAAACTGAAGATGGTGATACACAAGAAGCAACAATTGATTTATCTCAGTTAAAAGATAAAGAGGTTGATGTTAGTAAATTGGAAAAAGGTGTCAATGATTTTCCATTTACATTACCAAATTCACAAAGAGCTATTACTTTCAGATTTTTAACAAATCAAGATGAAACTCTTATTGATATGGAAATAAAAAAATTATCAAAAATATCATCTCAGTTAGTAACACAAATGACTTCTCGTTTTAAAAGGATGATTACATCAGTTGATGGAAATTCAGATCGAGCTGTTGTAAATACATTTATTGATACTGAATTTTTATCACTAGATTCTCTTGCACTTCGTAAACATATGACACAGATTACACCAGATGTAGATTTAGTTACTACGGCAAAGTTTGACGATGGCAGTGAACAGGAGGTAGCGGTGGAGATCACCGCTCAGTTTTTTTGGCCTACAAGCTAAAAATAAATTAGATATACACGAAGAGATATTCAATCTCATTTATTATAGTAAAGGTGGATTCACTTTTACAGAAGCCTATAATTTACCTATAACTTTGCGACGTTTTTATCTTAGAAGACTCAATAAAGAGTATGAAGATACTAACAAAGCAATGGAAAAACAACAAAAAAAAATAGAACAAAAGTATAAACAGCGCAAATAGAAAAACATATCTATTTGATATTTATATATGAATCAAATTATATTAATTTTCTGGAGTAGCTATGTCTGAACGAATAGGCAGATACACATACAAAAATAATACAGTATTACGAGAATTTCTTGGTAGACTTGCTAGGGCTTTGGGTAAAAGGTCTGGTAAAAAAGCAATTGCTCAACTTAAAAAAGATCCTGAGATGAAAAAATTAGTTACTAAAATGGATAAAGATGCTGAAAAAATTATGACGAGAGCTCAAAAAGAAAGAAAAAATAATCCAGGATTAGATAAATATTTGAAATCAGTTGGATTATAATTTAATCTAAAACAACAATCACGTAGGAATATAAATGGCTATCAAAAAAGGCGATAGAAAAGCGAGATATCTTAGAGAAGACCTTGACGAATTACAAAAAAGTGCTTCAGGGTTTGATACAGTTGTAGCCGCTTTAGAATTAAGATTTGATAAGGTAGCAAAGAGTACTGAAACAATTAAGGATCGTTTTGAAGATCATCTTAACATTGGAAAAAAGATACTTGATAATAGATCAAATATATTAAAAGTTGATATACAGAGTGAAGATTTATCTGGTAAAATATCAGATGCTAAAAAACGTGGAAATAAAGACGAACTTGACCTTTTAAGAACTTTAAATAACCAACTAAAAGTACAACAAAAAGCACAAAAAGTAGCACAGAAAAAAGTAAAAACATTCAACAAACAAGTAGACAATGTTTCAGAGTTAGTTAGTAAGATTCCAATTATAGGTGATATGTTTGGTTCAGCTATAAGTCCTGTAGCAGGTTTCATTAAAGATGCATTTGCTGAGGGTATTGGTACTTCGATGGCAGATTTCAAAGGCTCCTGGAGAAAAGCAGCAATGAAAGCTTTCGGTGGAATGAAAGGATTGTTAGTTGGAGCCGCGGCGGCTGCTACTTTAGTTGTAGCAAGAATGAACAATCTTGGTACAACAGTAGGAGACACACTTAATGCAAGTATGTTACTTTTTGGTGGTACAGTAACGGAAGCAGCAGAAGAATTTGGTAATATAAATCAATTAAGTTTTAGTACAATAGCTGCTATGAAATATCACGAAAAACTTACAGGCTTAACTGCAGCAAATCAAATAAAAATAATGGGTGCTATGGCAGCAACTTCTTCTCATAGTGATGAAGTTTTAAGAAATATGATGATG